TTATATGGACACTCCGTTAAGTGGGTTTAATGAGACTGCATCCTGCAAAAAGTCCGGTGCAAAGTGCGCATAAACCATGGTCTGTTGTACGGTGGAATGTCCTAAAATTCGCTGTAGTGTAATAATATTACCTCCATTCATCATAAAATGCGTGGCGAATGTGTGCCGCAGAACATGGACAGCCTGTCCGGCGGGTAGGTCTGGCTTCATAGTTCGCAGTGTGTTTCGCACCGTGTCGTAATTGGGCGTAAACAGTTTCCCGGTACTACGTTTTTTCACCATTTTAACCAAGCCCTCTGACAGCGGTATTGTTCTGCGTCTACCATTCTTCGTTTTCATGAATGTCAGCATGCAGTTAATAATGTGCTCAGCTTTAAGATCTGCAACTTCACTCCAGCGGCCACCGGTGGCCAGACAAAGCAGCACAGCGTTGCGGTTGTCTCCTTCCAGCATATCGAGCAACTGCGTGATTTCTTCAGTAGAAAGAAACGCCATTTCTGGCTCAGCCTCTTTAAGCTTTTTCACGCCTCTGAAAGGATGCTCACTGTGATATTCATTGGCATCAATCAGCTTGGTAAACATGCCGCTGAATATAGCCTGATGACGGTTCACACTGGCTGGTTTCAAGCCTTCATTCATCATCTTGACCCGATAATCCGTTATCGCTTTCTTGGTTATCTGGTCAGCTCTGGTCACCCCGATTTCAGCAAACTTAATCATGATTGCTGAAAGCCTGCCTTTTTCTATCAGACCACGGTTATGGTGCTTGCCGTGGTATAGCCACCACAATTCCAGTAAATCAGTCAGTTTGCGGCGGTCTGCCGGTTTCTCTAACCACTCTTTATTATGGTAGTTAACCAGCACATGACGCTCATAAATCTGAGCCTCACCTTTCGTATTAAATTTACGCCGGATTCTTCTTCCCTCGGAACCCTGCGGCCTTACGTCCACTTCATATCGACCATCATCGAGCTTCTTAATTGACATAGCGAAGCCCTCCAATGGTTACAACTTTGTTCGGTACTGTCTGTTTGTGGCTGTAACAGTCGACGACTGTACAAAAATCACATATTTGTGCGGCGTATATGGTCAGCCAGTCTTTTGGTCTGAGTGGGACGAGGTTGGATTTTCTTGCCCAGAGTGTGCGAGTGCCGGCGCTATTTGGCCGGATGCGGGATCGGTCTCATCGAACATGAACCAGTTCTGATATTTGCGAAAACGAGGAAGCTTGAACAGCTTGACGCCAGATTCAAAGGTCATCTTTGATTTGTCATTTTCATAGCCGTGATAGGTGGTGTAACTAATTCCAACGATATCAGTTAGTTCCCGAATGCTTAGCCTTTCGGAGTCACGGATGAGTTTAAGTTTTTCGCCTTGAGATGTTGACATAATATCGAGTTCTCGTAATTATATTGAAAACTAAAAACCGCAATCACACTCAAAGCAGCCTAAATGGTGCCAGAACGTGATACGGAGCCAAGTCGGAGAATAGCAAATGACAGTAGAAGCGAAAACCATTGAATCTGAGAGCTCAGATGAAAATGCCACCATCAATCCAGAGGCTGGGGCAAAGCGGAAGCCAATCAGTTTGTCGGAAAAGCCCGGCAACCTACTTTCAAAGGAGGGTTTTGCGCTTTACGTGGGTAAAACCCCAGCCGCAATTGTAGCCATGGCCAAGGCTGGAAAACTCCCAGCTTTTTACATGGCTGATCCATTAAAGCCGGGTGGGCACGCAGAGTTGTGGATTAGCCGTAAAGAGTGGGACAAGTTTGCTGATCAGCTTGTTGAAGATGCACCGGCAGAGTGGCACGGATGGAAAGACCGTATTAGTGCAAGTAAGCCTTGCCGTGGACGCGGCCGCGCAGCATAGAAGAGGCCAGTGATATGCAAAACCCAATCTCTTTAGCACCACTGCTCTGGAATCATCAAACCGCACGTCCCATGAATAATTCAATTACACATGGGAAAGGCCGCAAAGGAATCATTATCTGCTCACGCCGTTCTATGCGCGCGGTAGCAGTAAAACGGTTTTTATCATGGGGGAAGAAATGACAGTAATCACTGCAGCTATCGTAATGAATCAGCCTGCCGGGCTTCGCGCTGCTGTTGGGGAGCGCCTTGCGCCCGCGCGCTGGCAAACCTCTTGTGATTTTTATAACAAGATGAGTGAACGTGAACGTCTGACCATCTGTTTTCATGCTCAATTAAGACAACGGCATTCAGTTATGAAATTGCAGGAAATGAACGATTGTGATCGTGAGCGTATTGTCTGCGCAATTGATGAGCTCCGGGCTGCTTTTGCAAAGTACCGCAGTTTCAGGATCACCAAGTCATGTTTTATCGGACGTTTAAATATTAGCGAACGCCGCACTTTATATTTTCATGCAGGATTAACGGAAGAAGAATTCAGCCAGCCATATTGGCGAATCGATGACGAAACCTGCTCATGGCGAGAGGCTTTATTCCGGGCGCTACGCGAATTATTTAGCCTGTTCGAAAATGCGCCGACTGTATTAACGTCGGTTCGCCCCGAAACTTACCTCCACTAATTAACCATTTTTAATTCTGCGCTTGATTGCGTAGGGAATCCCTTTGTCTGGAGCCAGAGATGAGCTTAACAGTTGGTCAGGAAATGAGAAATAAAGCAGACAGCGAAGCAACGAATTGGATGTTAAATCAGGCACGAAATCAGGCTAAGGCTGATGCAGCAATCACCTTTTCCTCGCATCTGGATTCGCTAATTAGTCACGCGATTCAAGAGCAATTAGACAGGGTTGAAATTCTTGAATTACTCGGACAAGAGTCCATTCGTTTTCACAACGAAGGTTTAGAAAATAAAGGGGTGATGTAATGCCAGATTTAATGGACTCAGTGCAGGAAAGAAATCTCGAAATTTTGACTCATCAGGTAGCTGCACATCGTATTCATAGCAATGGGGTATCGGCCTCAGTCTGTGAAGACTGCGACCAGCCAATCCCTGCGGCACGTCGCGCAGCGTTTCCCGGTGTCGTGCGTTGTGTGCCATGCCAAGAAATCACCGAACAACAGAAAAAACATTTCAGGAGCTAAGCATGATTCGAATTTCTGTAGGTGACAATTGGGTTGTGACGAGCGACTGCTACCAGTTCATTCTCAACAAAAAGAAAACTGTTCTTTCTGGCGATAAGAAAGGGCAGGAATATTTAGAAGCCACGGCTTACTACGCCAAGATTGACCAGTTAGTGAAAGGATTACTGCACTTTCAAATCAGAGATTCTGATGTCCGTACCCTTGCGGAACTGGCTGATGAGATAGCTAATATTGGAGATCTTTGCCGGGTTGCTTTTAACGTGACGCAGTCCGGTAAATAACGTGCTGATGAATGCGAGAGGGCGTATCGCGCCCTCGCCACCACCTAAACTAATAAAAGCCGACAAGGTTCCTTTTGTCGGCGCATACCCTTGGAATGCTCCCCGTCCTGCAATCTCAAAAGAAAGACCTCTTACCCGTGATGAATTCCATCAGGGGCAAGATGCCTTACGCAAGATCCACGCGCTGCCATTTTTTCTAAGTGGCATTTTCTCTGGCCGGTATGAATATCTTAAAGAAAGCTCAGGGCTGTTGGCTGCACATCGCTATCTCATCAACGTTTTTATGCCACGCATTTGGCCACGTATCGAAGTCGTACAGGCTAAATATGAGCTGATTTTAAATGGTCGAACTAACGAAATATTCACCGATGAAGCCGAGAGCTACCGCCAGCTAGCGGGTATGAATGACAAGGCGCTGAAACGTCTCGCTATGCAAATTTCATCACGGCTTTTCACCGAATATGAAGAGCAAAGCGATCAGCTCCTAAGCCAGCACAATGGCGTTCAAGCCAAGCTTTTCACCGATAGCGCACAGCAGAAAATTTATGGTGAGGTTGCCGGTGCTGCCCGCGTTTTTAATATCACTCCAATGCACTGGCAAAAATACTGTAAACGCAAACTGGATATGCGCGCAGCGTTCTCCAGTATCGCGCGATTGGTAAATGATGAGTGGTGGATTCGACAGTTAAAAGCGCAGCGCACGCAGTGGCGCGAATCTCTCCTGATTGCTGTTGGCGAGGTTAGTCTGCAAAAGTCTGCCTATGCGAGCAAACAGGCTATTCGGGATGTTCGGGCGCGCCGCTTAGCAAACATGGAATATCTGAAATCCTGCGATTTAGAAAACATCGAAACAGGGGAACGTATAGATCTCATCGATAAGGTAATGGGGAGTATTTCTAACCCTGAAATCCGTCGTATGGAGTTGATGAGCACTATTGCAGGAATTGAAAAATATGCCTCAGAAGTTGGTCATGTTGGCATGTTCCTCACGATAACCACTCCGTCAAAATACCATCCAACACGCATGGTCGGGAAAAAGACTGATCGCCGCGTTAATTTCAATCATAAGTGGGATGAAGAGGCGTTTTCACCAAAGGATGGTCAGCGCTATCTGGTGAAAATCTGGGGCAAGATGCGTACAGCATTCAAAGATAACGGCATCAAGGTATACGGAATGCGCGTAGTTGAGCCTCACCACGACGCTACACCTCACTGGCATATGATGTTGTTTTGCGATAAAGCTCACCGTCAGCCTGCCGTTGACATCATGCGTCGCTATGCACTCCAAGAAGATGGAGATGAACGTGGGGCACAAGCTCAGCGTTTTGAGTGTAAGCATTTAAATAAAGGCGGGGCGGCAGGCTATATCGCTAAATACATAGCCAAGAATATTGATGGTTATGCTCTGGAAGGTGAGATAGACCATGAGACTGGCCGATCATTGTCAGAGACTGCCGCAGCCGTTACTGCATGGGCTTCTACATGGCGTATACCGCAATTTAAATCTATCGGTGTACCAACAATGGGAGCCTATCGCGAGCTGCGCAGATTGCCGCGTGGCGTGAGTATCGCTAGCGAGTTTGACGAACTTGTCGAAGCTGCAAGAGCAGCGGCAGACGGTGGTGATTTCGCCGCATATATTTCTGCGCAGGGTGGGGCGAATGTCCCACGCGATGAGCAAACAGTAAGAACTGCCCGCCAAGTGATTGATGAGTTAAACGAGTACGACGAAGAGATCCAGAAAATCATCGGCGTTTATGCCCCTCATCTTGGCACTGACCTCATCCACGAAACACGCACAACAAAATGGCGCATTGTCGCCAAGGCTGTTGAAGTTGCCGTTCATCCTTTGAATTTAATAAGCGCCTCCGGCGCGCCTCGGAGTCCTGTCAATAACTGTGGGTTAGATGGAAAGAAAGCCGCTGAAAATGGGCGAGATAGCCAGGCTGGGAGCGCCGCTACAGCGTTCATTTCTGCCAACCAAATGGTAATTGACTGGGCCGACACTGCGGCCATGAAGGCTATTGTGGCACGTATACGCGAGGAAACGCCGAAAGTCAGCGATGCACAGCGCAGTTTCGATCCGACAAAAGGCCGTGATGTTGCCCCATCGGAAAGATTGACGGCAGAAGAACGGGCGCGATTGCCGGAAATCGAAAGCGAATTGATGAAACACGACATAACGGCTGAACGCTGGGAATTGGAAGCGCTGAGCCGTGGAGCGGAAATCAGCTTTGGTAATCTGGTTATGAGTTTTGAGCTGATGCCGGATTGGGCTGAGTTTGAATGATGTGTATTAGTTCAGACTTGATCCGAGGTAAAACATCATCAAATCTGACAGTCTGGATTGAGCGAGGAACAGAAGTTAGTCAGTGCTATCACCGATGATGAGTTACTGCACAGTCCTCGGGAACAGTCAGTAGTATCCCCCCTGATTGGTCTAGTTGGTCTAGTTGGTCTAGTTGGTCTAGCTTCGTCACAATCAGAATATCACCACGCTCCAGCTTTTTAATTAGACGCTTATAACTTGGCATTCTCAAACAGTCCCGAAGCAGTGATATATTCCTTAATGAGTCACCGATCCTGAATGTCAAAAACCTACCGCTTTGATTTCTCGGCACTTGTTTCTCTATTTTGTTCAAGGGCAGAAACACTGAAGTAAGAAAAAATCGTGATATATAGTTACTTTAGATACATAATACGTGTACTTTTCACAAACTATATGCGAAATGTAAAACACTTGATTTCGCATACGGGTTATGACAAATTTCTGAAAACGATCGTTTTCGAAAGTCAGTTTCTAGCTCAAAAAAATATTTTTTCAATTTAAACTTGAGCTGCACACATCTTCTCAGGGAGATGTATATAGAAATTATTTAAATTAGTCTTGATAAAAAACATAACTAGTTATTTTAAAAGTGACAACAAGCCTTAACATCTATTAAGGAGTTAAAGTGAAATTTATAAAAATCGATTCTTCACCCAGCACATGGCAACCAAACACCGCCTATTTAATAAGAGATAACTGGAATGATTGGTTTTATTGGCAAACTCAATTTAGTTTGGTGTATTGTGAAAATGCCACAAAAGTCACAGGTATTGGTTCAGTAAAGATTGGTCAAAATAGGATGAAGCCTGAGAGTGAATGTATTAATGATGAAGAAAAGCAGACATTTAATAAGCCATTAATAAATAATGAGTTTAACACATTAGACCAAGAATTCTTTTCCTTAGGGCAAAGTGAGAACTACTATGAAACACTTAATCAACTTCCGAAGGCTGTTAAAAGAGAGATATTACTAGGTTTAAGGGATGTTGCATATAACCTGCGTATCTATGAGGATCATAAGTTACATCCTGCAATGACAAATTCGGTAATGCGTGATATTAGCGAGAGGCATATTTTTGACGCATTGCATAAATTGGCTAAAGGTGATAGTTCATCGGATAAGTACAGTTTTGCCTATATGTTTCCCTACAAAGACCACCAAGACAAAAGCGTTATCTTAGATTTTAGTATTCAACCTAATTCAGTACCACCAAGTAACATTCACGCTATTATTGGAAGGAATGGGGTCGGGAAAACAACTCTTTTCGCCGGATTTATCAAAGGCGTCATCAACCAAGATGCTATCCCTGAAGAATTCGCTGGATGGCTTCTGGTATCGGAAGATGGAAAATTGTTTCGTAAGCCTGATTATTTTACATCATTAACATTACTGTCATACAGCCCATTCGACAAATTTGGTCCAGTTGGAGTAAATAAAATTCCAACAGGAATTAAATATCAGTATATAGGTTTGATGGAAAAGTCAAAAGAAGATGAGCGGCTAATTCCAAAATCTTTTGATACTTTGCACAATGAATTTTGTACCAGCATGATTCAATGTTTAGTTGGAGCTAGAAAAGAAAGGTGGAAGGCATGTTTGCAAACTCTCGAAAATGATCCGTTATTTAAAGAGGTAGAGATTTCCAAACTTGCAGATTCAAACATTCTCTTTTATGATGAGAAATGGAAAAATGAAATGCATAAATATCTCAATAGATTTAGCTCTGGACATTTAGTTACTTTAATCAGTATTACAAAACTAGTTGAAGTAACAGAAGATAGATCTCTAACTTTAATTGATGAACCAGAGGCACATTTACATCCACCATTAATTTCTGCCTATATCCGTGCTGTTTCAGACCTTATGAGCGATAGAAATGGTGTTGCTATTGTTGCAACACATTCGCCAGTCGTACTTCAGGAGGTTCGTTCAGACTGTGCATGGATATTGAATAGGACTAGACGTTATATTCAAGCTAATAGGCCACAAATTGATACATTCGGTGAAAATGTTGGCACTCTTACAGGGGAAGTTTTTAATCATGAAGTGACCAACACTGGTTTTTACAAAATGGTCACCGATGCAGTAGAAAAGTTTGATGATTTTGACGCTCTTTATAATTACTTTGAAGAAAAGTTAGGAGCGGAGGGCCGTGCATTAGCTCGTTCACTATTAAAAATTAAAAAAAACGAGGGCTAACATGTACTTTATTCCTTATCCAAATGAAAATGATCTGAAGATTTTTGAAGATTGCGCGCGGGCAAAAGGTATAGTAACGCCTCAAGAAATCGCACAGATGAAATGTTTCTTGGCGAATAAATTCAATGATTTCCATAATGAAATGGCTAATGGCAATGTGATAAACATACCACGATCTAATCCGTCAGGAAATTTTGACCAAAATTACATGGAAAAGCTCTATACAGAGCAATTTGTGGGCGCACAAGGCATTTGCCGCGACATTTATGAGCGAATTTTAGCTTCGCCTCTTTTTTTAAAGTGTCCGATGTGTGCAGAGAGTACTGTCACAGAACTTGATCATCATCTTCCAAAAAATAGCTATTATGAATTTTCGGTTTATACAAAAAACTTAGTCCCTATATGTTCACGGTGTAATAAAAAGAAAAGACATACCATGCCTAATATGGTTAATAAACAGTTTATTCATCCATATTATGATGATTTTTCCAAATGTACTTGGATAGAAATGGTGTTCTTAAATATGGATCCAATAGAAATAAGCTTTCAATGCATTGAAGATGATAAAATTAGCAAGGTAATTTTAGCTAAGCTAAAAAGCCATTTTTCAAGATTAAAGCTAAATGAACTTTACACTTCCCATGCGCTAGTTAAATTACATGACATGAAGAATTCCTTTCACGAAATGATCAAGCCTAAAGATTGGGATGGGGTTGCGTCGGAAATTGGAATTTATTTAAAAGGTGTAGCACATAGGCCCGACTCATGGGAATTTGCATTGTATACTAAGTTACTTAAAGAAAGGTGGTATATTGAAGGCGGGTTTGACAAATTTGACCCCCAAGTAAAACCTAGAAAAATTTAATTAGTGGTTAAGATGACTAGGATTTAGAAATTGATTCGGCGTAATCAGAAATAATCAGTTTCAGCTTGTTTGGTTATTCTGGTAACCGGAAAATTCTTCGGTGCATTCAGAAGGAAATTATGTAGCACTGTGCTGAAAGATTTAATTCTTGATTAAAGCGTATGAGAAATGACCTGCACCATTATAATAATTACAGAGCGGACGTTAGCAACGTCCGCTCATTGCACAGAGCTGCCTGTCAGATTCGCTTTGGTTCTGTGCCGTAGTTGTGTCAGGTCAATTCTGAACTAATACTGTATCGAGCGCGGTCATATGGCAGAGCCATGCATGCATTATGCGCATGGTTTTGCATGCCCCCTAGAGGATCAAAAAACACCTGATCACCCCTATCGCCTTACTTTGCTGCGATCTTAGTGATGCATTAAAAACGGTGAGCTAAGTCAGAAGCGGGCAGGCGGGTAACATTGCGCGCGCCTAGGTACAGAGCCTCCAAAAACGCAAATAGCCGGACGAAGGGGAGCTTTCCATTTCTGCCGATTATTTCACTGTTTCTGAAAGATGCTTCCCGTATGGAGCTTAAGTGATGTGGAGTGATAGGTGGGGCATAAAGATCTCTAGGCAAGTACACGTCAACATCGAGAAAGTGATTTATTGCCATCAGTCTGCCTAAAGATTAAGATTAAGGCATATTCGTAATTTATGAGATATAAAATATGCATTATCTCTTTATAGATACCTGTGTTTGGCTGACTATAGCAAAATCTAAGAACCAACATGCTCTACTTGAAGCATTTAATCAATTGATTGATAAGAACAATACTGCAATAGTTGTCCCAACCTTGGTGAAAACAGAATTCCTCAGAAATAAAGAACGAGTAATTGAAGCCACTAAGCAACAAGTTGGTTCAGAGTTTCATAAAATAAAAAAAATAATTGGGACTTATGGTGGCGAAAATAAAGAATTGGCACTAAATGTATTAAATGATGTCGGAAGCAGATTGCCTATTCTCAGTGAGGTTACAGGTCATACAGCACACATGATAGAATCTCTAATGGATAAGTGTATTTACCTTCAGGATAGTGAGTTAGTTAGATTAAAAGCTGTAACAAGAGCATTAGAAAAGAAAGCACCTTTTCACCGTTCTAAAAATAGCGTTGCAGATTCTATATTAATAGAACTATTCAATGACTTTATGAAGGATAAGGATGGAACATTTCATTTCGTCACAGAAAACTACACTGATTTTAGTTCATTAACGGACAGGCGTAATCCTCATCCGGATTTTGACGAGATTTTTTCTAAAAACGCCCACTATCATTTAGATATTACGGATGCTATAAACAGCATTGAACCCGATCTTTTAAGCGAGCTTGAAGATGAGTTTAATTGGTTGGAAGATGATACCAGGAGCTTAACGGATATACTCACTGCAATCAATGAGTATTGCGAAAAGGTTTGGTTTAACCGTCATAAGTATAGAGAGTATAAAATTGAAATAGGTGAGATTACTTTAATTCCTAAAGGTGATCCTCGTCATGCTAATAATTTAATTCACGAGGACATTTGGGAGGGTGCTAAGTTATCAGCAGCGAAAGTTGAAGAAAGATATGAAGACACTGGGCCTTGGGATGATTTTGAGTGGGGGATGGTCAATGGTAAACTATCTGCTTTAAGATGGGTGCTCGGAGATGAGTGGGATATGTTAGATACTTAGTAGTCCCCTCAGTAAAAATTTTCATTAGCTTAAAGCAGAAAATCACGTCTTCCAATGAAAATTTTAAAAAAACTGCGAGGAGAAGTAATGAGCACTATTATATATTTAGACCAAAATATTTTAAGTGATTTACGTCAGAAAAAAATTGATAGTATTGCAAAAAAAGAGTTTAAACTATTAAAATTCGCTCTGAAATCAAAACACGTCACGGTAGTATACTCATATGTCAATCTTGAAGAGATTTTACAAATAGAAAAAATAGAATATCAGCAAGAGCATATCGAAGTTTTAATGGAGTTATCGGCTCAATACATTGAACCTCTAACATGCCAGCTAAAGAAAACTAGTCCTGAAAGCATATGGAATGAATACTTGGGGATAATCAAATCCAACAATGAAATGGGGATTGATTCATTGATGTATATCAATCAACTTCTTTCTCGAAAATTATCAGGATTGTTGGTTGAAGAAAGTTTCGATGAGATTAACAATATGTTAAAGGATAGATTAACTTTTTTAATAGCACAATGTGAAGCCCATATACCTCTGATAAATTCGGATGGTTTTACTTCTCTCGAAGAAGAGCAGGTCATACATCTCACTGAGATAATAAAAGAATTTAGAGAAAGAATTGAAAATTTAAAAGCCTTAGAAATAAATAATGAGCAAGCGCTAGGACCAAAACCGTTCCGTGAAACAATTGGGGTAAAATCACTAAATATTGAAAATGTAGAAATAAATCACGTTGTTGATGTAATCGAAAGAATATTCAAACAGGAGAATTGCGATTTTTCTTTGGAACAGTATTTTGATAGTACTGTTCAATCAGAGGTGGTTCGCGCTTACAGCCTGATGAATTGGGCTGGATACCATGCAGATGACTTCACTAAGAATAGAAAATCTAAAGATCGATTTAATGCCTCAAATAGAGACATGCAGCATGTTTCATCTGCTTTAGGTGCTGATTTTTTAATTTCAAACGATAATAAATTCCGTAAGAAAGCTATGGCTTGCTTTGCATACGTTGGTTGTAAAACTATGGTCTGCAACTCAAAAGATTTCATCGAAAAATATTGTAAATTCGTTTGAGAAATTTCTTTCCAAGCTAAAGGCTATATAGTATTCACGCATCCTTAGCCTACTTACCGTTTTAGGTGTGAACTAATAAGACTAAGCTTTTAAAAGTTAGCTTAAGCCCTGTATTCGGGGCTTTGCAGTCCTACTCTGGTGTCAGTTCATACGCAGTAAATTTAATCACATCTTCTCCAAACCACGCATTCAATTCTTTAAACCTTTCCTGCAACGGTGTCAGCTCATTCCGGACAAACACCTGCGATGCCTTCACCGAATCACCAAACCCACCGCTGTTCTCCGGGATAATGCCCATCATCTGAGGCGGCACGCGGTGCGCGCACAGCAAATCGTTCTGGCTGGCTTTCTTAATATTAAAGAAATCGTCTTTGGTTGCGACTTCACTTAACGGCAGAATCTTGATCCCGTCAGGCTTGCCGTTGGGTGCGTACATGAACAGGTTGCGGAAGTTGCCCAGCCCTTTAGTGTCCCGCATCGCTTTGCGCATCTGATCGATGTCCGAGCTGCTTTGTGCCGCGTCGGTCATGTACAGGATATATCCGGCGTGAGCACCGTTCTGATAATATTTGCGGCGGAACAGCGTCGCGGCCTCATTCAGCCAGGCTGAGTTCAGCGCGCTGAGGTATTCCGGCAGGCCGTACAGCTCCTGATTAATGTCCGGCTCAATCAGATGAAATACGCTGCCCGCCTCGAACTGATGGGCATCCTTCCACTGCTGCACAAACCAGTAAGTATCTGGCTCCACGCCGCGTCGCGCATATTTGGCGGGCACGGTTTTCATCACCACGGCATCGCCGAGCTGGTTGCGGATCACTTCCAAAAACGCATTCCCGAATACCAGATAATCCAGGGCAAACCGGCTGAATTCCTGCTGTGATAGCAGCGGGTGCGGGACATAGGTCGAGGCCAGAATATTACGCTTCACGTAAAGCGATGAACTGTGATGCACCGCTGCCCGCAGCGTACGGGCCAGGCCGTCAAAGCTGACCGGCGGCTCATACCACTGGCCGTTCCCCGTACATTCGATGTAATCCAGGATTTCACGGCGGTCTAACACCGGCGTCGGGTCGCCAAAGCTGAACGCCTCCGCGCCGCTTGTCTGCTGCCTCGTTGCTGTAACGGTAGTTGATGCCGGTTTGCAGAATTTGCGCTTACTCATGATTAATAAAACTCCAGGATGTTAGGGCTTTGGCCGCCGTTCGCGGCGGTCAGCGGTTCGTTAAGCAGGGCGTGCATGATTGCCCAGGCGACATCCGCGTGGCTGGCTTCCTCGCTGCGGCTGGCCTCATAGGTGGAGCGGCTGCCGCTGGCGGTCATGGTTTTGCGAATTGCCATGAATGACGAGGTGATGTCTTTATGGTTGGTGTCGTACTCCAGACGCCCGGACGTGATGGTGTCTTTCGCTTTCAGCACCATTTTCGTTTTCGTTTCCGGGCTATAGCGGATTTCCATTGCGGCAGGGAAGAACTGTCGGACAAGCTGGAACACGCCCTGGCCGATGCCGGTGGCGTCCACGCCGATGTATTCCACGCAGTAGCGTTTTGTCAGTTCCTCAATGCTTTTCGCCTGGGCGGCAAAATCCATACCTTTCCACTGGTGGCGTTCCAGCACGCGGAACTTGCCGCCGTCCACCAGCGGCGGAGCCACCACGGCGCAGCCCGCGCTGTCGCCGGTGTGTGACGGGTCGTAACCAATCCAAACGGCGCGATAACCAAACGGACGCACGGCGAACGGGCTGAAATCCTGCCATTCCTCCGCGCTTTCCACCATGCAGCGCTGCAGCTCGGCGAACGGAAATACCGACGTCTGATCGTCAACGAACTCACACATGAACAGGTTGCGGAAGTCTTCCGCGCTGTTTTCCTGTTTCAGCGTGTCGATGTTAAACAGGTTGCAGCCTCCGGCTAATGCATCCTCAATGGTGACAATTTGCCGCCACTGGCCATCCTCACAAAGCCGACCCTTTGCCAGGGCGTGATGCCCGATATCCAGTTCAATCCTGTCGTTCGGATTTTCCCGCCCTTTGTTGAACAGTTCACCTGACCAGAACGGGTACGCACCGTGCGTCAGCGCTGACGGCGTGGAGAAATAGGTGGTGCGTAGATGCTCCTGCGACGCCATGCCGCTGGCGACCTTGCGCAGCTTCTGGAAGTTGGGGATCCAAAAGATTTCATCCACGTACAGGTCGCCGTTATGGCTTTGGGCGGTGTTGGAGTTGGTGCCCAAGAAAATAAGCTTTGCGCCGTTGTTGCCGATCACAATCGGGTCGCCGGTCAGTTCAACACCGGCGAGGCGCGCAAACTGAATGATGTACTCACGAAAAACGTAAGCCTGCGTTTTACTGGCTGACAGGAAAATCTGGTTATGGCCGGTTGCCAGGGCGCGCAATAATGCCTCCCGGGCAAAGAAGAACGTCGCCCCAATCTGGCGGGATTTGAGAATGTCGCGGATACGGTGTTTAAGTCCCGCGTCGTACCAGATGCGCTGATAAGGGAAACACTTCTTAAAGAAAGTTTGCTCCAGCTCCGCAAGTGACTCCTCGCTGAAAAAGTTCTTAGTCGGCTTCTTGCGGTCGCCCTTGTTACGGTTGGCAATCTTCGGGTTTAAATCCACCTCGTTCCCGCTCTGGCCATAGCGGTTCACCCTGGCCAGGCGTTCCATTAACCGGCCTAACGCCTCCATTTCCTTATAGTCCGCATTCCCTTTGACGTCTTTGGTGGTGAGCTGAATAAGACGCGCTTCCAGGCTGGATTCCACGCGGGCAATGGGCGCGACGTTGTCCCAGGCGTTGCGGGTTTTCCAGCTCTGCACCGTCGGTAACTTTTGGTTCAGCATTTCCGCAATCTGGCGGACAGAAAACCCCTGCCAGTAAAGCAGAGCCGCCTGTCGCCGTGGGTCGCTGATAATGGTTGAGTTTGTCATTTTCATGACTGCCACGTTAACGGGCAGCCTGCTGATTTTCCTGCTGTCCACGTTGTGCCATCAAGCATCAACCCGCATCGGCTGGCGGTGTCGGGCGTGTGTCCGGAAACTTAGATTTCTCAGAAGCCACACCGACTGGAGTAATAAACATGGCAACAAAAGCGAAGCGTTTTCGCATCTGCACCGAAGGGGCGACAACCGACGGACGCGAAATTACCCGCGACTGGATCGAACAGATGGCGGCGACCTATGACCCGAAGGTCTACGGCGCACGCATCAACATGGAACACATCAAGGGGTATTTCCCTGACAGTGCGTTTCGTATGTACGGCGATGTCACCGGCGTTTACGCCGAAGAAGTGGCGGACGGTGCCCTGAAAGGCAAGCTGGCACTGTATGCTGATATCGACCCGACGCCGGATTTAGTCTCAATGGTGAAAGCCCGCCAGAAGGTTTACACCTCCATCGAAGTGAACCCCTCGTTTTCCGATACCGGCAAAGCCTACCTGATCGGCCTGGCCGTGACCGACAGCCCCGCCAGCCTTGGCACCGAGTACCTGCAATTCAGCGCGAAGGCACAGCAAAACCCGCTGGCTGGCCGCAAACAGGATGCCGGAAACCTCTTTACCGCTGCCGAAGAAACGGCGTTCGAGTTTGTGGAAGAAGCACCGGCTGCCCCGTCGCTGTTCTCCCGCGTGAAACAACTGCTGTCCAGCAGATCCGCCTCGGATGATGCCCGGTTTAAAGACGTGCATGACGCCGTTGAAGTGGTGGTGGAACACGTCGAAACCGGCCTGAAAGCCAGCGATGAAAAGCTGTCTGCGCTGGAAGTTACCGTGACGGAACGTCTGAACGCGCTGGAACAAACCGCGAAAGATGACCGCGAACAGTTCAGCACGCTGAAAGGCAAGTTGGAGAAGTCCGCGCCGCAGAGCTACACGCAGCGCCCTGTTTCAAGCGGCGGCGGCAAAGGTGATGCAGCCCATTTCACCGACTGCTAAGTACAACACTCGCGATTAACCCGTTAACAAATTTGGAAAAAAAAGCATGAAACAAACTACCCGTTTTCAATTTAACGCCTACCTGTCCCGCATTGCTGAGCTGAACTCGGTGGACACCGGCGACCTGGATAAAAAATTCAGCGTGGAGCCGTCGGTGACGCAGACGCTGATGACCCGCGTACAGGAATCTTCCGCCTTCCTCCAGATGATTAACATCATCCCCGTGGACGAAATGAAGGGGGAAAAGGTCGGCGTAGGCGTCTCCGGCTCCATTGCCAGCACGGCGGACACCACCGGCGAGGGGGAGCGTAAAACCGCTGACTTCAACACCCTGACCGCTGAGGGCTACGAGTGCCGCCAGACGAACTACGATTTCCATTTCCGTTACGCCACGCTGGATTTGTGGGCGCGTTACCAGGATTTCCAGGCGCGTTTACGTGACGCCATCGTGAAACGTCAGGCACTGGACCGCATCACCATCGGCTTTAACGGCGTCAAGCGTGCGGCAACCTCAGACCGCGCTAAATACCCGCTGTTGCAGGACGTGAACGTGGGCTGGCTGCAAAAGTACCGCAACAATGCGCCGGAGCGCGTGATGAGCAAAATTCTCGGTGAGGATGATGCCGTGATTTCCGAGACTGTCCGTGTCGGTGCCGGGGGCGACTTTGAGAACCTGGACGCGCTGGTGATGGACGCCACCAACAACATGGTTGACCCGATTTATCAGGACGATACCGGCCTGGTGGTGATCTGCGGCCGTCAGCTGCTGGCAGACAAGTATTTCCCGCTGGTGAACAAGGCGCAGGAGAACTCCGAAAGCCTGGCGGCGGATATGATTATCAGCCAGAAGCGCATCGGTAACTTACCGGCGGTGCGCGTGCCCGGCTTCCCGGCCAAAGCCTTCATGATCACCCGCCTGGATAACCTGTCCATTTACTGGCAGGACGGCACGCACCGCCGCCACATCGAAGAAGTGCCGAAGCGTGACCGTATCGAAAACTACGAATCCATTAATGAGGATTTCGTGGTGGAAGACTATCGCGGCGGCTGCCTGGTCGAAAACATCCAGCTCGGCACCTTCAAAGCTGCCGCGCCTGAATCAGCGGAATAAAGGGGGACGTCATGATTAGCCCTTGCCGTCGTCACATGTTGCGACAGTCCGCCATCATCGCCGCACAGCAGGCCGCCGGTCAGCTGACCCATGCCACCGGCTACGAACTGCAAATGCAAAAGCTGAATGCGGATAAACAGGCACTGCACAAGCTCCAGTCCTTCCAGGCCAAAGCGGAGCTGAAACGCAAGCTGCTACCTGAATACGCCCCGTGGGTGTCGGGCGTGCTCGCCGAAGGGAACGGCGCACAGGACGCCATCCTTATGACCGTGATGATCTGGCGGATTGACGCCGGTGATATTGCCGGTGCGCTGAACATTGCCCGCTACGCCTTTAAGCACCGGCTCGCGATGCCGTTCGGCACCCGCACGGCGGGCTGTGCCTTCACCGAGGAAGTGATCGACCAGGCCGCCCGTGCCCGCGCTGCCGGTGAGGCGGTCAGTATCGACCTGATGCAGGAGGTGCTGGAACTGACTGACAGCGAAGATATGCCCGATAAAGTCCGTGCGCAGTTGCACAAGATTATCGGCTATCTCTACCGCGACGGCGGCAAGGACACGTTAGCCCTGGAACGTCTGAAAAGTGCACTCATTCTTGATGGCAAATCAGGCGTTAAAAAAGACATTGAGCGCCTGGAATCCGCCATTAAAAAGGCATCCGGCAGCTAAAAAGCATGCGCCCCGCGCAGGGCGGCACGCCAGCCGCGACGGGTCTTTGACTTCGTTCAACGCTGGCGTCCACCGCCCCCCATTCAGAGGTCACTATGTCTCTTGTTGTACCTGCACCGAAACCGGACGCCGCGACGGAACCCGCGATTAAAAACACCCATTTCTGGCCTGATGTGGATCCGGTTGAGCTGCGCGACACCCTGCGACTGGAGGGCACCGTCACGGCAAAACGCCTGCGCGCCGCCGCAAAGTTTGCCATGACCGAAGTGAACGCCGAGCTGTACAGCTTTCGCGATGCGCAAATTGCCCAGGGCTTTAAACGCCTGGCTGATGTTCCTGCCGATCAGATTGATGATGAAAGCGTGAAGGTTTGCGCCTATCAGCGCGCCGTGGCGTCTATTGCGGCGGCCTTCCTGGCGGAGCGTTACCCGAATAACGACACCACGGACAAGGGCAGCAAAAAGGCCGAAATCGTGGAAAGCACGGTGGATGATTTATGGCGGGACGGGCGCAACGCGATCAGCGACGTTGCCGGTGTATCCCACTGCATCATCGGGCTGCTCTGATGAAAGTCTATGCCGAACAAGGCGACACCGTGGATTCGCTCTGCTGGCGGTATTACGGGCGTACCGAGTCGGTGATGGAACAGGTTTACGCGGCTAACGTTGGCTTAGCCGCTCGCGGGGCAATTTTGCCCCATGGCTACGCGGTGGAGCTGCCGGACATAAGCCTGGCCGCAGTCAGTGAAACCGTCTCACTTTGGGACTGATGACCATGGAGCGCATCACCTCGTTTATTTGTTACTGCGTCGCGGCCTTTCTTGCCTGGCTCGGCGCAATGTCACCGCAGGATATCGCCTTTCTGGTGGGGGCAGGCGTCGGCGTCGCGACTTTCCTGGTGAACTGGTACTACCGGCGCAAAACCTACCGCCTGCTGAAAGCAATGGGCGTCAGAGGGGATATTAATGCAGCCATCAATCGTTAGACGCTGCGCCGTCGCTGCCGTCCTGGCAATTGCCGCGCTGCTGCCGCAAACGCCAACGTTGAAAACCTCCGCCGCCGGTCTGGCACTGATTGCCGATTTTGAAGGCTGCCGCCTGTCCGCCTATCAGTGCAGCGCGGGCGTCTGGACAAACGGCATCGGGCACACCGCAGGCGTGAAGCCGCAGACGCAAATCAGCGAACGGCAGGCCGCCGTTAACCTGGTGGAAGACGTGATGCGGGTGGAGAAAGGCATTGCGCGCTGTATGCCGGTTACCATGCCGCAGCCGGTGTATGACGCCGTGGTGTCGTTTGCGTTCAACGTTGGCGTGACGGCGGCGTGTAAATCCACGCTGGCGTTTTTTATCAGCAAGGGGCAATGGCGGGACGCCTGCGAACAGTTACCGCGCTGGGTGTTTGTGAACGGCGAGCGCATCACCGGCCTGGAGCGCCGCCGCACGAATGAGCTGGCCTACTGCCTGCGGGGTGTCTGATGCGCATTGCGATTATTTTATTGCTGACCGCCTGCGCGCTGGCGGGGCTGCAAACCTGGCGGATTAGTGGCCTGACGGATAAGGCCGACCAGGCACAGCGCATCATCGGCACGCTGTCCGCCGGTATTGAAAGCCGCGACAACGCCATTCACCGCCTGAACGATGATGCACTGAGGCGCGAACGCCAGGAACAAAGCCTGCGCACCCAGCTCTCACAGGCGGGTGAGCAGGCACTTGTCCGTGAATACACAATTCAAAGGTTACTTAATGAAAATCAGGAAATGCGTGACTGGTATGGCGCTCGTCTGCCTGATGGTATTAGCCGGATGCACGCGCGTCCCGCCTTTGCCAGCGCCGCAGATTATTTACGTTGGCTGTCCGGCGGTAACCAGTTGCCCGATACCGGCAAGCTCACCGGCCACTAACGGCGATTTAAGCAGTGATGTCAGAAACCTGGAGGCCGCGCTGACCGCCTGCGGCCTCCAGGTGGAAGCGGTTAAACAATGCCAGGAGGAACACCGTGTTAAAACCCGCTCAACTGCGAAAAGCGTTAACTGACGCGGTGCCGGTGCTGCAAACCAGCCCCGACACCCTGCGGATGTTTGTGGATAATGGCCGCATCGTTTCCACGTTAGCCAGTTCGCTGTCGTTTGAATATCAGTATCAGACGGAACTGCTGATCACCAACTTTTCCCAGGACTGCGATCTGATTATCGTGCCTATCCTGGCGTGGTTGCGTGAGAACCAGCCGGACATCATGGCGACACCGGAAAAGCAGCAGACCGGCTTTAAATTCAAGGCCGATATGCTCGATGATGGTTCCTACGATATCGCGATTGATGTGCAGCTCACCGAGCGCGTGATTGTGAAACAGATTGATGCCGGTCTGTACGTGGAGCATTTTCCGGAACCGCCGCTGCCTGAGCCGGTGGAAAGGCCGCGTGAACTCTACCTGCACGGCGAGTTAGTGAGCCAGTGGCATGAGTGAACTGTCAGCCTTTGATACCCGTCTGGCGGGGCTAATTGCCGCGCTGTCACCGCAAAGCCGGAAGGCGATGGCGGCGACCATTGCGAAGCGTCTGCGCAAACATCAGCAGCAGCGCATTAAGCAGCAGGTCACGCCGGAAGGGCAGCCCTTCACGCCGCGCCGTCCGCAGCCTCTGCGGGCAAAGAAAGGCCGTATTAAGCGGAAAATGTTCGCCAAACTGCGCACGGCCAGATACATGAAAGCCAAAGGCACCGCTGACGACGCGGTGGTGGAATTCACCGGCCAGGTTCAACGGATGGCGAAAGTGCATCAGTACGGGCTGCGGGATCGCCCGTCCGTCCGTGCACAAGAGATGCAGTATCCGGCGCGCCCGCTGTTAGGGCTGGACGCGGAGGATATGAAGATTGTGGAAGATGAATTGCTAATACTTATTAGCTCAGACTTCACCTGACATAACTGCGGCACAGAGCCAAACCTAATCAGACGGGGAGATCTGTGCCATAAGCGGACGTTGCCTACTTTGATATATCTACGGTCGGGATATCGCCATCTTATTCTTGAAATTAGATAAAGCGATCATAAGGCAGAAATAAATAAATTTGAATTAAGATTTCATTAATAATAGGTAAGTCATTTAACTTTGGCATATTCATTCTAATTGAGTATGCCAAAGTGGTTGTGTTTTCAATTAATTATATAGATGCTTGCGAGTCGTTATTATACGCTGTTTTTATGTAATACGACGACTCTTTGAAAAACTCAAGAAACTCTTTCTTAAATGAATCGCTCTCGTAAGATTCATTAAATCTACTTTGAAGTGAAACTACTTTAAGTAATAATTTGTTTACGTCAGAAATATTTTGCTCTATCTCCGCACTTTCCATGCTTAGATGCATTATATAGTCCCCATCATTACCGTGTGTTTTGATTTTTTCATTGAGATCAACTATCATTGACTTTAATTTATGAGCTAACCTTGATAATCCTTTGAACTGCCGGGTTAGAACTCCAGCTATTTCATAGGGTTCATTTAGAGATATAAAGTATGAGTCTGAAATACTCACCCTTCCTGTTTGAATTAATTCTGAAATGGCTTTCTCGCTCATCTTTATCGTTGAAACTTTATTTATATGATGTAAAAAAGACTTAATTGAATGCGCAGTGAAATTCTGGCACCCAGAATTTATTTTCATTTCAGTTCTAAGATCTTCTCTTGCGCCTCTTTTTTTATTTCTATTTGTTATGTAAATGAAGTCTTTTTTTAAATCATTCGACACCCAAATGACATTTTTAAGCTGATTATTTTTAACATAATCTAATATCTCTTGCCATATGTATAGATCACCAAACATTGGAGTGTATTCAATTCCATTAAAATTATAATTCTCTAACTTGGATTTTTCTTTCTCATCAGAAAAACCCGGGCCAGTTTTAATTTTATATCTCTGCTTTCCTTTGTTGTTAATATTGTCAATTTCATCTTGGCTAGGAGCTTTTCCAATTCGGTTGCTTAAAAGACCATCAAGCGATTCTCTCACGACGTCTTTTTTATTAATTAAATCAATAAAATCAATTCTTTTTTCAATCTGATTTGTTTTGAATAATTTGACTGCTGCAATTACCTTTTCTTCTAACTTTTCAATTTCCTTATTAAGTTCACTATACCGTGATATGGTTGAACTTTTCGAATTCTTTAAATTATTAAATATTTCAATTGTTTTTAACTCAAGCTCTTTAGGAATACTATCTAAATCGTTAACATTATCTTCGATAGATTGGATTCTATTTCTTTGATATTCAAGTATTACATGATAAGGAACCCACACTTGTTCTTTCATGCTTTTCCAGATTGAAATAAATGTATCGCGGGTTTTTTTTTCACAGCGATAGAGGTTGAGTAATATATTAGTATCAAAGATAAAAACTGTTTCCTTGTTCCGATAAAGATTTTCGACTTCTTCTTCTTCCAATCCATAAAACCCACTAAATTCTTCTTTCATATAAGTCACCCATAAGATATTTAAATGATAAATTCCACCAAGCCAATATTAATTAAAACTCCCGCACCCATAAATGAACCTAACTGAAACATTATTTTCTCTCTAATTCATTGAAGATAATTATAGAATTTTAACTCAACCATCTAAATCGTAAAGATATTTTTTCTAGCACTCACAATAGCCACAACCATGGCAGGTACTCCCTATGCAGTTCAAGAGACTATGTGTATAAATCTCTGGGAAGTCCGTTTTTCGCCAAACCAGACTGTCAGATTTAATGATGTTCTACCTACGAAATGTGTCAGCTCAAGTTTGAGCTAATATTCTTCAGTCAGTGATCCCCGTGTTGTGCCACCCGCCATCAACCCGCCTCAAATTGTATGCCGCCTGACAGGGGGGCATTCTTTTACCCATGAATACATCCATCCCAAACAACGACATTCCGCGCCTGCTGCGCAATCTGATCCGTATTGGCACCGTTGCCGAGGTGGATTTGGATGCGGCAACCTGTCGCGTTAACACCGGCGGCAACGTCACGGACTGGCTGCACTGGCTGACTTCCCGCGCGGGGCGCTCCCGTTCCTGGTGGGCACCGTCCGCCGGTGAACAGGTTTTGCTGTTTTGCCTGGGCGGTGAGCTGGATACCGCCTTTGTGATGCCGGGGGTTTTCTCTGATGACTTCCCCGCGCCGTCGGCGTCAGCCGATGCCGTGCATGTCACGTTTCCTGACGGCGCGGTAATTGAGTACGAGCCGAAGACCGGCGCGTTGCTGGCTACCGGTATCAAGTCCGCCACGGTGAACGCCGCGGATAAGGTCGCTGTAACTGCACCGGATATCACCTGCACGGCGAAAACGCGCATCACGCTCGACACGCCGGAGGTGGTCTGCACCAAAAAGCTCACCACGGGCAGCCTGGAGGTGAAACAAGGCGGCACGATGACCGGGAACCTCACCCACTCAGGTGGCAACCTGACGTCAAACGGCGTGGCGGTGCACACCCATAAACACGGCGGCGTCCAGACGGGCGGCGGTCAGACGCAGGTGCCGTCATGACTAACGCCAAATACATCGGTCTGGCTCGCGACACGGGGCGCAGCGTCGAAGACCTGGCACATATTCAGCAGTCGGTCAGCGACATTCTGCGCACGCCCGTCGGTTCCCGCGTCATGCGGCGTGACTATGGTTCACTGCTATCGATGCTGACAGACCGCCCGCAGAATGCGGCGCTGCGCCTGCAAATCATGGCGGCCTGCTACAGCGCGATCCTCAAGTGGGAGCCGCGCGTCAGCCTGACCGGCATCACCTTTGAAACAACGTTTGACGGAAAAATGGTGGTGGATATTACCGGCACCCGCAAAGACACCTCCGCCGCCATTTCCTTAACCCTTCCAGTGAGCTAACCATGGCAACTATCGACCTGAGCCAGTTACCCGCCCCCGACGTGGTGGAGGTGCTGGATTACGAAATCCTGCTGGCAGAACGCAAAGCCACGCTGGTATCGCTGTATCCCGAAGACCAGCAGGCCGCCATCGCCCGCACGCTGACCTTGGAGTCTGAACCCATTGTGAAGCTGCTGGAGGAGAACGCTTACCGCGAAGTGATCCTGCGTCAGCGTGTTAACGAAGCGGCGCAGGCGGTGATGCTGGCCTATGCCACCGGAACAGACCTCGACAATATCGCCGCCACGTTCAGCGTGGAGCGCCTGACCATCACGCCTGCGGATACGGTCAGCGTGCCAGCCGTTGCGGCAGTGATGGAAAGCGATGCGGATTTGCGTATCCGGGCGCAGCAGGCGTTTGAAGGGCTGAGCGTCGCCGGTCCGGTTGGCTCTTATGAGTATCACGGGCGCTCGGCTGACGGGCGGGTGGCGGATATTTCGGTCATCAGCCCGTCGCCTGCCTGCGTGACGATTTCCGTGCTGGCACAGACGGGTAACGGCACCGCCCCCGCTGACCTGCTGGCGGTGGTTCAGGCCGCGCTCAATGATGAAAACGTGCGCCCCGTGGCTGATCGCGTGACTGTCCAGTCAGCTACGGTGGTGAATTACACCATTGACGCCGTGCTGTATCTGTTTCCGGGACCGGAAGCCGAACCCATCCGCGCAGCCGCCGAGGCGAAGCTTATCGCCTACACCACTGCGCAGCACCGTTTAGGCCGCGACATCCGGCTGTCCGCCATTTATGCCGCGCTGCACGTTGAAGGCGTGCAGCGGGTGGAGCTGAAAAGCCCCGCCGCTGACATCGAACTGGACAAAACGCAGGCGTCATTCTGCACCGCGTACACCCTGAAAGTGGGCGGTTACGATGAGTGATCGCCTGCTGCCCGTCGGTTCCTCGGCTCTTGAGGTTGCCGCCGCCGATGCCTGCGCGGCGCTGGAAAACGTGCCGGTGCCGCTGCGGCAGCTTTGGGATCCGCTGACCTGTCCGGCCAGGTTTTTGCCTTACCTGGCGTGGGCGCTGTCGGTTGACCGCTGGGATGAAAACTGGCCTGTCGCGACTAAGCGCCGCGTCATTCAGTCGGCCTGGTTCATTCACTGCCATAAGGGAACCATCGGCGCCATCCGGCGCGTGGTGGAGCCGCTCGGCTACCTGATTAACGTGACCGAGTGGTGGGAGACGAATGACGAGCCTGGGACGTTTCGCCTGGACATCGGCGTGCTGGAAACCGGCATCACCGAAGACATGTATTTGGAGATGGAGCGGCTGATTGCCGACGCCAAACCGGCCAGCCGCCATCTGATTGGCCTGACCATCACCCAGGATATTAAAGGCGACGTTTACACCGGCGCGGTGCACTACCTTGGCGAACTGCTGACCGTTTACCCCGCATAAGAGGACGTTATGAGCACATTTAAATCCGTTGTCACCACGCTCGGCCAGTCGCGTATTGCGGCGGCCATTGCGGCGGGGACTGACATCAACATCACGCAGCTTGCCGTCGGGGACGGCAACGGCAAGGCAACCACGCCGGTCGCCACACAGACCAGGCTGGTTAAAGAGGTGTACCGCACGCCGCTCAATTCCTTAAAGCTCGACCCGACTCATGGCAATTGGGTGATTGCCGAGGCGGTACTCTCTGCGAGCGTCGGCGGTTTCTGGATGCGTGAAATGGGGCTGTTTGCCGACGACGGCACGCTGATTGCCGTCTGCAATATGGCGGACACCTACAAACCGACCCTGGCGGAAGGTTCCGGCCGCACGCAGACGTTGCGGATGGTGATTGCCGTCAGCAACACCGAGGCCATCAGCCTGCTGATTGACGACTCGGTGATTATGGCCACCGAGCAGTATGTGAATGACCTGCTGGCCGCACATGAAAAATCCCGCAACCACCCCGACGGCACGCTGACGGCAAAGGGGTTTGTCCAGCTTAACAGCTCGGTCAGCAGTACCAGTGAGGCGCTGGCCGCCACGCCCAAAGCAGTGAAGGCCGCCAACGACAATGCCAATAGCCGCGTGCCGTCCACCCGCAAGGTGAACAATAAAGCGCTGAGCGCTGACATTACCCTGACGGCGGCAGACGTGGGGGCGCTGCCTGTCGCGTCCGCCGTTCTCGGCACTGCGAATATCAATACGTTTAATCTGGCAAAAATCGGGGTTTACGTGCAGAGCACCGGCGCGAATGCCACCGTCGCCAATGGCTACCCTGCAGGCTCCCAGGCGGCGGGCGTGCTGGAGGTTATCCCCGCGTCCTGGACGGGCGGCGTGCTGCAGCGTTACACCGTGCAAAACACCGGCATGGTGTGGACGCGTGCGCTGAATGCGTCCTGGAATGGGACGGACGGACCCTGGCGTGACTGGGTGCAGGCCAGCGCGGTGAATTCCGTCACGGTGCCGTCGGCCATCCTGACAACTACGGATATTAATACCCTGGGCTTTGCCAGCGGAGCCGGAAGTGCCGCCCTGTACGCGCAGCCTAAAAATGCCAACGCCACGGCGGCGTTGCACTATCCGCAGGGCATCGCAGGCACGCTGTACGTCACGCCGAGCGCCTACGGCTGTCAGCAGATGTACGTTACGTTCACGGGCAATATCTGGAATCGCGGATTGTCCGCTGACTGGAACGGCGTCGATGGTCCCTGGAAGGAGTGGGTGCCAACGTACAGCGCGAATAACAAACCCACCGCCGCCGACGTGGGCGCGTGGACGGCAGTGCAAAGCGCCGCCAGTGAAAAGGCGCTGGCGGATGAGGTGGCGACGGCTTTTAAAATTCGCCCGAATTTAACCGCGACAGACTCGCCAAACGCGCTGCATGGCACGGCCATGCTCGGGCATTACGGCGTGCCCGGTGCCGCCGCCGCGACCACGGACAAAGGCTACCCGATGAACGGGTTTGTCGGCGTGATTTTCGTGACCTGGGGACCGAATGCGACGCAGCAGATTGCCTTTAACAACAACGGACGACAGTTTACCCGTGGTGCGTCGGGGGCGTGGAACGGCGTCGATGGTCCGTGGACGGCCTGGAATGAAATTTACTGCCAGGCGAACAAACCGACACCGGCAGACGTCGGCGCGTTACCGGCGGGCGGGACGGCAGTCGCGGCGACCAAACTCGCCACCGCCCGCAAAATTGCCGGTGTGGCCTTTGATGGCACGCAGGATATCAACCTTAGCGCGGCAAACGTGGGCGCACTTCCTGCAAATGGCACCGCCGTTGCCGCGACCAAACTCGCCACTGCCCGCAAGATTGCCGGTGTGGCGTTCGATGGCACCCAGGATATCGGGCTGAATGCCGATAATGTGGGCGCATTTCCCCGCGCGGGCGGCGATGTGAACGGTCGCGTCACGGCGAATTATCTCCGGGCGATAACCATCCCGCACCCTGGCGACGGTCAAGGGACCTATTTAGGCTGGAACGAAAGCGGCGGCCAGGGCGAATCCGACTTTGTGAACAACCGGGGCGGCGGCGTGGGGGGCTTTCTTTTCCGCACCGTTAATCAGGCGAATTCCGTACAAACGGGCTTTGTCAGATTTACCGGCACCGGTGACCTGGCGACACAGGGGAGTATTTCCGCAGAAGGTGGCGGGATTTATGAGATGGGGCAGCGCGTTTTCAGCCCCAATAACCGGCAGCCGGTCAATTCCAATACCGCCAATCTCGGCGGCGGCTGGTGGCGCTGCGGTGACACAGGAATGATTAAGCAGTGGGGCGTCGTCAACAAAGGGAGTCGCGGCTGGTCAACGGTGAATTTCCCCATTCCCTTCCCGAGCACCTGCGTCAACGTTCAGGTGACAGCCATCAATGGCGGCGGCGGGACGTTCAATGACAACTTTGGTACGGCGCAAATTATCAATAACATCGGTTTCACCTGCGGCCAGGACAGCGGCGGCAGTTACTGGGAAGCCACCGGCTGGTAAGGGAAAATAATGAGCAACTATTACAGCGCAGTCACCTCAAGTCTTTATGTTTACAGCCCGCTCACCAACGGTTTTTATCCGCGTGCGTTGCGGGACGTGTACGACGATGCCGGAAGCTGGCCGGATGATGGCATTGCGGTCAGCGATGTTGTTTACCGTGAATATCAAACCCTCCCGCCGCCGGAGGGTAAAATGCGGGTTGCAGGAGCTGACGGTCAGCCTGCCTGGGGAGATATTCCGCCGCCGACGGTTGAAGAACGCAAGGCCGAAGCCATCACGGCCTTGTCCGCGCTGATGGCAAAGGCGAACGCCGCCATTGCGCCTTTGCAGGATGCCGTCGATATTGACGATGCCACGGAGGCGGAACGGGCAAGCCTGACCGCCTGGAAAAAATACCGCATCGCCCTTAACCGGCTGGATTTGTCTGCCACGCCGGATATTACCTGGCCTGAAATTCCCGCTTAATTCATGTAATTCATGCCCCGAAAGGGGCGTTTTTGTATCGAGCACAGTCAAATCTGACTGTGCTGCAGCCGCGTTGTGCCATTGTTCAAACATCCCTCCCGCCGTGCCTGATTGTCCCCAACACGCGATGATTGACCTCACCCCAATCACAGGAAAAACACCATGGCTGATTATCATCACGGTGTGCGCGTTGTTGAAATCAATGACGGCACCCGCGTTATCTCCACCGTTTCCACCGCCATCATCGGGATGGTCTGCACTGCAGAGGATGCCGACGCGGCGACCTTCCCGCTGGATACGCCGGTACTCATTACCAACGTGCTGACCGCCGCAGGCAAGGCCGGTAAAACCGGCACGCTGCGCGCCTCCCTGATGGCTATCGCCAACCAGGCTAAACCGGTTGTTGTCGTGGTGCGTGTAGCACAAGGCGAGACCGAAGCGGAAACCACCTCCAACATCATCGGCGGTTCGGACGACACCGGCCTGTATACCGGCATGAAAGCCCTGCTGTCTGCGCAAACTGAACTCGGCGTAAAGCCGCGCATTCTCGGCGTGCCGGGTCTGGATAACCAGGAAGTCGCCGCCGCGCTTGCCGCCGTCTGTCAGCAGCTCCGCGCCTTTGGCTACATCAGCGCATACGGCTGTAAAACAGTCTCTGATGCCATCAAGTACCGCGACAATTTCAGCCAGCGTGAGCTGATGGTTGTCTGGCCGGATTTTGTGGCCTGGAACACCACCACCAACGCCAGCGACATCGCCCCCGCCACCGCTTACGCCCTCGGCCTGCGTGCCAAAATCGACGCCGAAACCGGCTGGCATAAAACACTCTCTAACGTCGGGATCAACGGCGTCACCGGCCTGTCGGCCAGCGTGTACTGGGATTTGCAGACCCCCGGCACCGATGCCGACCTGCTGAACCAGGCGTGCGTGACCACGCTTATCCGCAAAGACGGCTTTAAGTTCTGGGGGCAGCGCACATGCTCCGATGATCCGCTGTTCCTGTTTGAGAACTACACCCGTACCGCGCAGGTGCTGGCGGACACACTGGCGGAAGCGCACCTGTGGGCGATGGACAGGCCAATGACCCCGACGCTTATCAAGGACATGATTGCAGGCATTAACGCCAAGCTGCGCGAAATGAAAACCGCCGGTCTGATCATTGACGGCACCTGCTGGTATGACCCCGAAGCGAACACCGTTGAAACCCTGAAAGCAGGCAAGCTGTTCATTGATTACGACTACACGCCGGTGCCGCCGCTGGAGGATTTAACCTTGCGTCAGCGCATCACCGATCAGTACCTGGCGACGTTCGCCACGGCCATCAACAGCTAAGAGGCGCTAAAACATGGCACTGCCTAAGAAACTGAAATACCTGAACCTGTTTAACGACGGTCACAATTATGTCGGCGTGGTCAGCGCGCTGACGCTGCCGAAGCTGACCCGCAAGCTGGAGAACTATCGCGGCGGCGGCATGAACGGCACAGCGCCGATTGATTTCGGCCTGGACGACGATGCGCTGACGCTGGAATGGACGATGGGCGGGCTGGATGCGCTGGTGCTCCAGCAGTGGGGTGCAGTCGATGCGACGCCGCTGCGCTTTGCCGGTTCCTTCCAGCAGGACGACACCGGCGAGACGATGGCGGTAGAAGTCGCCATGCGCGGGCGTCACAAAGAGGTTGATTTTGGTGAGTACAAACAGGGAGAAGACACCGAAACCAAAGTCTCTACCCAGTGCACCTATTTCAAGCTGAGCATTAACGGGCAGGACGTGATCGAGGTGGACACCGTGAACATGGTGGAAATCGTTAACGGCACCGACCGCCTGGCGGAACACCGCAAAAACATCGGCCTGTAATCCGCAACCCGCGCCGGACACCGGCGCGAAAACTCCCCTTTGAAGAAGAGACACCGCTATGTCAGAACAGAATGAAAACATCGTTATCCTTGAAGAGCCGATCGCACGCGGCGAGCTGGTGATCAGCCAGGTTGAAATCATCAAACCTAACGCCGGTCATCTGCGCGGCATCGGCCTGGCTTCCTTGTCCAATGCAGACGTTGACGCGCTGGTGACGGTGCTGCCGCGCATCACGCTGCCGATCCTGACCAAACAGGAATGCCACGCCCTTTGCCTGCCTGACCTGATTGCGCTGGCGAGCAAGGTGGTCGGTTTTTTATCGCCGAAATCGGCACAGTAAAACTTCCCGCCGGACTGGTCATTGACGATCTGATGGCTGACATTGCGACGGTATTCCACTGGCAGCCTTCTGAACTTTTTGCGATGTCGCTGACCGAGATCATCGGGTGGCGGCGTCGCGCGTTACTTCGCAGTGGAGCCGACAGTGAGTAATTTAAAATTACAGGTGCTGCTGAACGCCGTGGATCGGGCGTCCCGTCCTTTCCGCTCGGTGGAAAAAGCCAGTAAGGCACTCAGCGGAAACATCCGCAACACGCAGGACACGCTGCGCAAACTCAACGCGCAGGCGTCACAAATCGACGGTTTTCGCAAATCCAGCGCGCAGCTTGCCGTGACCCGCGAAAGCCTGAAAAAGGCCAAAGAAGAAGCCAGCAAACTGTCACAGGCGTTTGCCAATACCGCCAGTCCTACCGCAAAACAGACCCGGCTGATGGAGGCTGCCAAACGCGCCGCCGGTGAGTTGCAGGCCAAAGAAAACAGCCTGCGGGTTTCCGTGCAGCGGCAGCGCACCGCGCTGGAATCCTTGGGCATCGCCACGCGCACGCTGGCGGCGGAGCAGCGCCGGTTAAAAGCCAGCTCACAGGAGGCGAATGCCACCCTGGAACGCCAGCGGCAATCTCTGGCGCGGCTGAGCCAACAGCAGCAGCGGCAGGCCAGTACAAAAAGACGCTTTGAGGCCACGCAACGGGTCGGCGATTCCCTGCGCAACAACGGCGCGGTAGCGATGGGCGTGGGGTCGGCAGCCCTGTATGCCGAAGGTAAATTTATCTCGCCGGGTATCACTTTCGATAAAGAGATGTCAGGCACACAGGCCATTCTCGGCCTGGATAAAAGCGATAAAAAGCTGGCGGCCATCCGGCAACAGGCGCGTGATATCGGCGGCAGCACCGCCTTTTCCCCGATGGATGTGGCACGCACGCAGGGCGTTCTCGCCCGCTCAGGGTATAACGCCGACTCCATCCTCAGCTCGACCGAATCCACCGTGAATCTTTCCCTGGCCTCGGGGATTGATATCGCCGACGCCGCTGACATCGTGACCAATATGCAGTCGGCGTTCAACATCCCGATGGATCAGATAAAGCGCGTCTCAGACGTCATGACCAAAGGGTTTACCAGCTCCAACACCAACCTGATTGAGCTGGGCGAAGCCATGAAATACGTGGCACCCATTGCGCAGGCTGCAGGTGCCAGTATTGAAGACACCACCGCGATGCTGGGCGTGCTAGCGGATAACGGCATCAAGGGCAGCATGGCGGGCACCGGTGCCAGCGCGATGTTCAGCCGGTTGCAGGCACCGACTGGCCAGGCACCGGCGGCGCTGAAAGAGTTGGGGATCACCACGCGGGATAAGAAAGGCAACATGCTGCCTGTCCAAAAAATTCTCACTGACATTAACGCCTCTTTTAAAAAGAACAAACTCGGGACAGCGCAGCAGGCCGAATACCTGAAAGTGATCTTCGGTGAGGAAGCGATGAAAGGTGCGGTGAAACTGGTGGAGGCCGCAGGCAACGGCAGGCTCGGCGAGAAGAAAAACGCGCTGGAACATTCGCAAGGTTCGGCGGCGGCGGTCGCCAAAACGCAGACGGATAACCTCGACGGCGACCTGAAAAACATGCAGTCCGCCTTTGAGGATTTGCAGATTGAAACCTTCGAAAAACAAGACTCCAGCCTGCGAAAACTCACCCAATCGGCGACGGACTGGCTCGGCAACGTGGGCAAATGGGTCAAGGCCAATCCGCAACTGACCGGCACGATTGTTAAGTCAGCGCTGGCGGTGACGAGCCTGATTGTCGGCCTCGGCGTGCTGGGCGTGGTGGTCGGGCCGGTGGTGAAGGGGCTGGGCTATATCGGCATGGCATTGAAAGGCGTCGGCACCGCCTTGCTGTGGATGGGGCGCGCCGCGATGGCGAATCCCTTGCTGGCCGTGGTCGCGCTGATTGCCATGGCGGCGATATATATCTGGGCGAACTGGAGCACGCTGGCACCGAAGTTTAAAAAGATGTGGGACGCGATTGCCGCCTGGACAACCGAAGCCTGGACGACGATGACGGACTGGCTGAGTAATACCTGGAACAGCATCGTTGCCAGCGTGCAGGGGCTGTCAGAGAAGTTCGCGGCAGTCTGGACGACGATTAAGGACGGGGCGAAAGCCGGATTTAACGCCTATATCCATTTCCTCACGTCTTTTGGTCAGAAGATTTTCGACGTAGTGAAAAGCCTGCCGGGCAAGTTTAAGGACGCGGGCAGCAGCATGATCACCGCGCTGATGGACGGCATTGCCGAAAAATGGCAGGCGCTGAAAGACAAGCTTTCCAGCATGACTGATTTTCTGCCGGACTGGATGAAATCAGGTGGCGATAAAACCCTGTCAGTGGGCGTCAGCAAGGGTCTGTCGAAACCGGCGGCGGGGCTTTCGCAGTTTTACGGCACCGGCGGCGCGGCCTACGGCTACGCGGGGATGTTCGATAAAGGCGGCGACATCGCCGCCGGTGAAGTCGGCATTGTGGGTGAGAACGGTGCTGAGCTGGTGCGGGGGCCGGTCAGCGTGACGGGGCGTCGGGATACGGCGGCGCTGATGCGTAGTCAGGCACCGGTGGCAGCCCCGACTTTTAACGTTTACGCCGCACCCGGACAAAGTGCGAAAGACGTCGCCGCCGAGGCGATGCGGTTGTTCGAAGATTACCTGCGCCGCCAGCGTTCGGCGGCGCGCAGCGCAATGCATTACGGCTAAGGAGGCTTTCATGATGCTGGCTTTGGGGATGTTCGTGTTTATGCTGCAAACGCTGCCCTATCAGAGTTTGCAGCGCTCGGCGGAATACCGCTGGCCGACTAATGACCGGATCGGTCTGCGTGCCGCGCCGCAGTTTCTAGGGCAAGGGGATGAAAAAATCACCCTGACCGGCACGCTGCTGCCGGAAATCACCGGCGGCAGGCTGAGCCTGGACGCGCTGCGCCTGATGGCTGACCAGGGGCGCGCCTGGTCGCTGATTGGCGGCAACGGGGCGATTTACGGGATGTTCGTGATCGAAAGCCTCAGTGACGAGCATTCGGTGTTTTTTGCCAACGGGGCGGCCCGCAAAATTGAATTTACGCTGAGCCTCAAGCGCGTTGACGAAAGCCTGACCGCCATGTTTGGTGATATCAAATCCCAGGCCGATGGTCTCCTGGATCAGGCGGGCGGGATTGCCAGCAGTGCACATAAGTCTGCAGGCGGGCTGCTGTCATGATGTCCACTCTCGCAATAGATAACGGCGCGCAGATTGCGCCGGACTACAGGGTTAAACTTGCCGGTTCAGACATCACCGCCGATATCAGCAGGCGGCTGATTTCGCTGTCGCTGACCGACAACCGCGGCTTTGAGGCTGACCAGCTTGATATTGCGCTGAACGACGCAGACGGCCTGATGCAGATGCCCCCACGCGGCGCGGTGCTGAGCGTTTTTCTGGGGTGGAAGGGGCAGGCGCTTATCCATAAGGGAGAATTCACCGTGGATGAGGTGGAGCATCGCGGTGCGCCGGATACGCTGACGCTGCGGGCCCGCAGCGCGGACTATCGCGGCAGCCTGAATTCCCGCCGCGATCACTCCTATCACGATACGACGCTGGAGGCGATTGTCTCCACCGTGGCGGCGCGCAACAGCCTCCAGCCTGCTGTCGCGGAGGCGTTTAAAGGGGTGAAGGTATCGCATATCGACCAGACGCAGGAAAACGATGCTGCATTCATTACCCGTCTGGCCGAGCTGAACGGCGGGGTTGTCGCCATCAAGGCCGGAAAGCTGCTGTTTATCAAACCCGGCGCTGCCGTGACCGCCAGCGGCAAGCCGATACCGAAAACGACGCTGACCCGCAGCGACGGCGACGGGCACACCTTTACTCTTGCTGACCGTGATGCCTATACCGGCGTGTCAGCCACCTGGCTGCATACCAAAGACCCGAAGCCGAAAAAGGTGAAGGTGCAGCGGAAGAAAAAAGAACAGCATTTGCGCGCCCTGCAACATCCGGCAGCCAAAAAGACCACGGTGAAGGCACAGAAAACGCCGGAGGCGAAAGAGGGGGAATACCTGGTGGGCAGTGATGAAAACGTGTTTGCACTGACGACGGTCTACGCTACGCAAAAGGCCGCCATGCGGGCAGCCCAGGCGAAATGGGACAAACTCCAGCGCGGCGTCGCCGAGTTCGCGATCTCCCTGGCTCGCGGGCGGGCGGATTTATTCCCTGAGACGCCGGTGGCGGTATCTGGCTTTAAATCCGTGATCGACGCGCAGCCCTGGCTTATCAGCAAGGTGACGCACAACCTGGACGGCAGCGGATTTGTGACGATGTTGAATCTGGAGGTATTGCTGTCAGATGTCAGTTATGAAGCGACGGAAAGTCATGACGCAGAGTGAGGAAGGATGTGTATGTACCAAAATGAAGGGATTAGGCTAATCCATTGCCGCAGCCCATTCCGCCACCTGGTTGCGGGAAGTAAAGACAAGTCGTTCAGGTGCATTGGGATTGCCGCTGTAAACCACATAAACCAGACAAGGAAAGCTGCTCGGCATCATCCGCAGCAGTTCTTGTTCTAACTCGTCCTGACTCATTGCAAATGATGGACTATTGTCATATTCCAAAAACTCGCCAGTCATCCAGGTCCGGTAGTCGAATTCATTCTGCAGTAGTTTCAT